CCTGCCATTGATACTATATCGATGAGGATGACTGATCCTAATAACCCATATCCGATCGGTGTGGAAACTAGAACAAAGAGTCCAGGTGGGCCATTAAGTAATCCACTAAGAATGCAGCAACAGCCGACAGACTTTGCAGGTAGACCGTGGAAAGCTAATGATAATCCTGCGAAGATGGGAGGAGACAACCCTTATGGGTTTAATAGAACTGAGATGCGACCGACTGGTAATGTCATAAACCAGTATCGAGATAAATGGCAGCAACAACAGATCGGTAATGAAGTCAATCGTGCTGCTGAAGAGGCATTGAAAGCTCCACTCCCACCAATGCCCCCTCGTGGTATAATGCAGAGAATTAAAGACTTCTATAGCAACAATCACGGTAGCTGGTGGTTAGACTGATGCCCGGAGAATATGACGAGATCATTGCGGCTATAATGAACAATCAGGGATTGATGCAAGATCGCCCTGAGGATATTGAAGGCTTGACTATTCCACATCCAGAGAACTTGTTTAATAATCAACCGGGACAACCACCACGTCCGAAGTCGTTTATACATAGGCTGTATCCTAATGAACCGAAGGATGATACAGCGACAGAGGTACAGAGGTATTTGGACGATCAACGTATGTATGAAGAGAAGAATGCTGCTGGTATTGAGACATTACGGCCAAGTCATCGCAATCAAGGAAACACTCCTCTTAGTATGATGGATATGGGTCCACCTCCTGATGCTCCGAGTGGTAACATCGTGAAGGATCAATACAACAACCTTCCTCCTCCTGATCCTAATAACACAAGATACCCGATGACGGTCATGCCTCCACAAGAGATGATGCAACTGATGCAGTTTTATCAGAATAATGGCGGAGAAATCTAATGGTAGCGCCTACAGTTCGTGCATCTACTACACAGAGAGCACGTAAGTCCGAGGTATTCGATAAGATGACCACTGTACGTGGCTTCGGTCCTAGTGGTGGTGCAAATCTACGACAAGCGATGGCTGAAGTTATCGCTTCGGGTAAAGAGGGGAGAGATGCACTGAGCCAGATTGCTGAACGGCTTAATAGTCAGCAGAAAAACCTTCGTCCGAGCCATAAGAAGTAATAGGAGATAGAAATGGCGACTAATCCCGGTGTGAATGGTGTAGCCCAAGACCTTACTAACCGCATTGTACGTAAACCAGCGAACATTGCTAGTGGCGCGACTATTAGTCAGCCTGTATTGATGCACGGGTCGCCATTGGTGGGTATTGACTGTTCAGCGTTGACGAGTACAGCTATTACTCTGCTTAATAGTATCGATGGTGGCTTGAGTTACAGAGCCGTTGAGGATGCAGTAACTGGTAATGCATTCAGCGCGATAGTAGAGGCTAATCGTTACCATCACGTCAGCCCACCTATTCGCGGATTGGATATGGTTAAGGTAGTCTGCGGAACTGCGGAGGCTGCGGCAAGAACTGTGATCTTGGTGAGTGATAATACGAGGCGCTAGTGTTCAAGCAACACGTCAACACTCCGAGATACGCGAAGGATGCAGCTACGAAGCTGTATGTTGACGAGCTTGGCGTGAAGTTACAGGTAGCGATTGATGATGCTATTGATACGATACCCCCACCGCTAGATGCGTATACGAAGACGGAAGCTGATACCCGTTATGTAAATGTAACGGGTGATACGATGACCGGAATGCTGGATATCAATTACACACCTCAAGCTGTTCTGGTTTTAAGAGGCGCATTAGGTAATGGTGGTGCTATTGGCTTTCATGCAGGAGGACAACCAAGATTTACTGTAGTAGGTGAGGATGGTGGTTTTAGTGTACTACGATTTAATGATGCTGGTGCACCTCAAGACTTTATTTTATCATTTGCTCGCAGCAGTGGATTAGGAACGGTTGTCGGTAATCCCACTGCACCACTAGGAATTGCGACGAAGCAGTATACCGATCAACTCAGAACAGATACCGTCAACGGTCTCAACAGTAAGGTCGCTAAAGCTGGCGACACTATGAGTGGTCCGCTTATAGTTTCACCAAAAGGAAGTGTGTTCGGTATTCCTACAGGTTCGGCTTCTACTCCTACAAAAGCAGAAGCTAATATTCTGTTATATGATTTCGGTAGTGATAATTGGTGTGGATTTGGTGCAGACGGCTCAGGTCATTTGTGGGCGCGTACTGGTAATAGTGGTTCGCCCGGTCCTGCATTTATATTGAGTGCCAGCGATCAGCGAATGACCCTCGCTGGTAATCCAACTCAACCAATGCACGCCGCTACTAAGAATTATGTAGATGGACTTCTTAGTGGTGGGAGTGCGTATGTGTTGAAAGCTGGCGACACGATGACCGGACCACTGAATATGGTTGGTGGTGGAGCGTGGTCGTATAATGGACCGGGTGCTGGTAGTTATTATAGCACGATCACTGTTGCTAATAGATTTTATGTTGGTACAGCAACAGGAGCAGATGCTTTTAGAGTTTATACATCTGCTTTTGGCAATGCACTATATATCGAAGGTTCTACTGGTAATGTGTCTATTGCTAAAGAATTAGGAGTTAGTGGCAATTGTACAGTTTGGGGGCCAGCTCTTACATTGAATGGCCCATCTGGTCAGAGTGCGTCGTTTAACATGACGAAGGCAGTCGCCGGTGATGTTGTTCAGTCGTACATCAACTCGGCGGGATTTGCTAAATGGCTCATCCGTTGGTGTGATGCTGGCGAAGGTCATATGAATTTCTATCGTTATAATGCAGATGCATCAGCGATAGTTGGTACACCGATATCACTCAACTGGACTAATGGTGATATAAATCTTAATTCTGGGACAGGAACACTTTTACTTCTAGGAGGTAGTGTCTACGTTGGTCCTACTGCAACATTCGCTTCGGGAGCCCTTTGGGTTCATAACAATACAGCTAACGGTACTATCTATCTTGGTAATACAGCGACCTGTTATCTACAGTCTTCCGGCGGAGTTATGTATCTTAATGGACCACCACTAACGATATATCCTCAGACAACAATCTCAGGAATGCTTCTTGCTAATGGTAAGATATCAATCAACAGCAGCACAGGATTGATTGCTAATAGTGCTGGATCACATGCGTTAGAGGTTAAGTCTGCTGGTGTAGGTAACTCAGCATTCATGGCTTTCCATATACCCGGATCGTTTGCCTCTAATTTTGGTATTGACACAGATACATTTTGGAAGGTTGGCGGTTGGAGTATGGGAGCCGTCGCACATAAAGTGTGGCATGATGGTATATGTCCGAATAGTGGTACGTATTTTAAAATGCCTAGCGGCTTGATGTACGTAATGGGAACATGTCCCGCAGGTATGGGTAATGGATGGGTTAATTTTCCAGTAGCATTTCCAGCGGCAGTGCTAGGCATAGCTATTACTGGTCAAGGTGCATTAGGAGATGGTAATTCGATCACATGTAATCAACAGGCGTTTGAACTCGGTAGATTTTACTTCCAACCGAGATATATTAATAGTGGCGGTGCTGTAGGTGTGGCTACTCAACTATATTTCTACGTCGCATGGGGATATTGATGACTGATGAGAAGATGGAACAACCGATTATCATTCCTGAGACGCCATTGGGAGCGACTAACTTCGTAGTGCGTTATTATGGTACGTTCGATGAAGAAGGTAGGGCCATCGCATTTTATACGAACGAAATCTATCCTCCTGAGAATGAATTAGCTCGCAGTTCGAAGATACCTCTAGAAGCTGTGGAGATTACCAAGGAAGTATGGGAAGAATTGCTGGCTAAACAGACTGGTGCGGTGTACATTGATGGTCAGGTGGTTGACGTACCGTATCCATACATACCACCACCGCCACCTAGTCCTATAGAAGCGATAGAAAAGGCAATCGAGTCACTTGCTAAGGATATACAAGAACTCAAACGCGAACTGAGAGGTAGACGATGAACGAAGATCAACAGGCTATCAGTCAAAAGGTCGAACAGAACGTGCGTATGCTCATTGGTGATCTGTATATGCAGGTACTTGTACTTAGAGCGACTATTGAGGCTAATAACGATCACGCAAAGATGAACGATCAAGCAAAGGTGAACGGGAGAGGTGAGTTCGATGCCCATGAAAAGCGACAAGCAACGTAGAGCGATGCACGCTGCTGCGAAGGGTAAATCGACAGTAGGGATACCGAAACAAGTTGCGAAACAGTTCGTCCGCGACTCTTCGGCGCGCGGAGTTTCACAGCCACAGCAACAAATACAACAACAGCCGAAACAACAATCACCTGAATTACAGATGGCGATGATGGAGGCTATGAGGAGAGGTCGGTGATGATTGCATTAGCGCGACCTATCGTATTTTCATTATTACTGAGTGGATGTACGACGTTTCCTTCGTTCTTTGGTCCCGCTACTAGAGGAGTAGACCCATATGCTGCTGCGGTATATGGTGTACCTGATGCAGTTGTAGTTACTCGACCTCCTGAGATTTATACAAGAGCGGAGATCGATGCAATCAATGCGGAAGTTAGTTGCCGTAGACTTGCAAGGAATATGCTAGAAGCACAGAGATGCGGTGTGAGGAGGTAACAATGCCAATCGGTCTTATCTTTTGGGTACTGATGCTCATCATACTCGTGTTTGGTATAGCGCGATCTCAACCAGCATTCGCTCCTTATGCATGGGGATGGGACTGGTTGTTGTACATCCTTCTATTCCTACTCGGATGGAAGGTGTTTGGCTTCATGGTACACGCATAGGACATTATGACTAATTACATTGTAAAAGAGGACGGCTTGAATGACCGCTTTTTCAGGTCGCGTGCTAAGATACGAGTTCTTGGTGGCGGCTTTGCTAACGGGAAGACTGCTAGCGCCTGTATTGAAGCACTCAAGTTTGCCCGTGACTATCCGGGTTCAAATGGGCTTATGGCTCGTGCAACTTATCCTAAACTTAATGATACTCTTCGTAAGGAGTTTATTAAGTGGTGTCCGAAGCAATGGATTAAGAATTTCCCGTTAGGACAGAACAGTAGTAATATGTGTACTCTAAAGAATGGTACTACAATTAACTTTAGATACATGCAACAACAGTCGAGAGGGGATGAAGCTGCCACATCGAACCTACTCAGCGCGACTTACGATTGGATTGTGGTCGATCAGATTGAAGACCCTGAAATCGTACATAAAGACTTCTTAGATTTGATGGGTCGTCTACGTGGGTCTACTCCGTATATTGGTGATGATCCTACGATGCCACATACTGGTCCGCGTATGATGATTTTAACCTGTAATCCTACGAGGAATTGGGTATATAAGCGTCTCGTCCATCCATTCCATTTATATAAGGAGCGGGGAGTTATAACGAACGACCTAATAGTTTTAAGGGATAAAGACAGTAAACCTATTACGGTGGATGGAAAAGTACAACCCCTGTTAGATGTGATCGAAGGTAGTACGTATGAAAACGCCCACGTCCTAGAGCCTGATGTCATCCAAGGATTAGAGTCCACTTATACCGGACAGATGAAAGATCGCTTCCTATTAGGTAAGTGGGCAGCATATGAGGGTCTAGTATACCCACAGTATAATGATATAACACATAGCGTCGAACATACGGATATAATGAAGCTGTGGAATAAGCTGATCGACGACGGGTACATGATCCCTATTATAGATGGCTACGATTTCGGTATTGCAGTCCCATCTTGCTATTTGCTCTCCTTCGTTGATAATGATGGCAACGTTATTATCGTGGACGGTTTCTACAAGAGCGAGATGGGAATATTAGAGCAAGCCGATAAGATACGGTCTATAAGACAGAGATGGGGATTACCACAGGATCAAGACTGTTGGGCCGATCCGAATATCTTTAAGCGATACGGTGGTAATAGTGGTAACGTCAATGAGACAGTGGCTAGTCAATTTGCTAATCTCGGTGTCCCGATGCGTCGGGGTAATAATGACATTCTCGGCGGAATTGTTAAAGTCGGAAGTTATCTCACTATTAGTCGCTTTCATAGGAATCCTTTTACTGGTGAGTTCAGTGCTCCTCATTTATACGTATCTCGTGACTTAGATTGGTGGATTGATGAGATAGGTGGGTACTATTGGGATAAGGATAGTAAAGGTGAGAGAGATGATAAGCCGAATGATCGTAATGA